GATGTAATAATTTGATCGTTAGCAGTCTTGATCTTTAACTGTGATGGAATATTAACTTTAATCTTTGGTGCTTTTGATTTGAATCCATTTAATGAAACAGACCATCCTTTTGCATTCAGATCATTAACGTTCTTCAATAATTCAATCAATCTTGGATTGGAATATTTCAGATGCACAACATCGCTAGCTTTGAATTTCTTGTTAATGCGATAAGTTTTATCATCAACAATCAAAGAGATGTTTGAGTATGTCCGCTCTTTTACCACTTGATCATCAATCATAAAAGAATCAGCAATGTAGATACCACTATTTAATTTAACAATCAAACATCCATCATCATCATGAATCATTCGGTAGATTGCTTGCTTCCAGAAATCTGTAGCATTCTGATTCGGATTAGGCTTTACATTCAAACAATACTCGATATCTTTCACATCTTCGTTTGGTGAATGAACATTGAACCCACACTTTGCAATAACATCAGCAATTCTACTGATTCCAATTTCCATAGCTAAATCAGAAATTGCATTGTAATTTGTTACGTAATCAATAAAGAAGTCTTGCAATGTTCCATCACTATTCTGTTTCAAAAATTTGAACATGATCTCTTCTCCTTTCTAGCTATACATATAACGTTTGTTCATCTAATAAGGATTCAGCACTCATAGCTACTACAAATGCCATAAATCCATCGTTTTTCCTTAGCTTTGGCTCAATCTTTCCGTAAGCCTTATTTCCGTATTTGTTGATAGTTACACAAGTATTATTTGTAAACCATCGCATCATTGCAGAAGAACCAAAGTTTATTTTATGTTCAGAAAAAGACTTCTCAATAAGTGGTGCAGTCAATGTATTAATTGAGTTCAGATGTCTAATCATTCGAACCATACCATACGGATTCTTGTACGTTTCGATATCCAATCCCATCTGTTCAAAGCATTCTCTAAACAATCCAAATCGATATGTATCCATCACTATCTTTTGCACTGAATACGTCCCCATTTGATCGATGCACCAATCGCATATATCCTTGACAGATAGTGAGTTATCCATCACTATCTCAAAGTCTTTAAATTCATCTTGACCATATCGATCAAATGGAAATTTGATTGATTGGAAGAATGGACTGTTTGAACATATCCATGTCTTTTGTCTCCAGATATATTCACCATCTACCTTGAACAGTAATCCAGCAGATGCAAAGTCTCGAATATCTGCATAGTCGATTCCAATAATGCAAGATCTATCTTTCAACTCTGGAGTAGTTCGTGGTGTCTTTAATTCGATATCATCGTAAGTTGCGTGAAGAATATCATCCCACGATGCAACTGTTACCTCATCATCTCTATCTGGCAAATTCATTCGCTTAGTAACAAATTCTACTCTCTTTGATGACATCTGCTTCATTTCCAAATAATCATCGTGAATCTGCTTTCTCAGAACTGGCATATATGGAAGCGATGGATTTGCTTTAATCCATTTGTCAGAATCATCAATTTCACTTGGATCATCCAATTGACATAAGAATGGAAAATACCCAAGTTGATTATCTCCGGTCTTTAATATTCCTTTACAAACATCTAGCAAGTTATCCAATACGCCATCTCTCACATATCCTTGTGTAGTAATAATAAATTTACGTGGATGCTTTATCTTTCCTTGCTGAGAAGAGAATACATTCACTTGATCATAGTCTTCGTAAGCATGGTATTCATTGAATAGTATTGCTCCGGACTTCTTACCATCTTTCGTTTTTGCATTTGATGTATTGAATCTTAGTTCTGACTTTGTTTTCAAGTTTATGATCTTCTCTTTAGACTTATAAAACATCGTTTTGAACTTAGACCACTTGCCATCAAGCATGTCATACACCACATTGAATGAATCTTTTGCCTGTGATTCACAGTTAGCAACAATATCAATGTTGTAATGCTCAACCCCATAGAGTGGAGTCTGCAAGAAATTCATTAAAGGCATCATAAATCCATCTTTTCCATTTCCTCTGCCTTCTAGAAAAATCAGCGTTCCAAACACTGGAAAGTCATCTCTATACATAAACACAAATGCATAGCAAAATTTTTGAAATGGAAATAATGGATAGTAGTTATTCTCACAATATTTGATACATTTTCTATAAGTGCTCTCATCAAAAAACACCGTCTCATCTGACAGTGTCGGCAATACGATATTTTTGATTAAAAGCTTTCTTAATTCATTTACTTCTTCCGGATGTGTATTCACGTAATCGATGTAATCATTGATTTCTTTGCATTGAATCATAGATAATCATCATCCGATGTATCGTCTAGAACTGGCTGCTTTAAATCAAGATCATTTAAAATCTTTAGCATCATCTGAGTTACTTTATTTACGTACACAATAGATTCATTTGCCTTTGATGTAGTGAATCCATTTCCAGAAGTTACTTCAAGTCTTACTCCACGCTCTTTGATATCCTTCATCAAATCGTTTTTCAATTTATAGTAATCAACGTACTGATCTACTAGATCCATGTAAAATGATTGAGTCATATTTTTCAAAGTAAGCTGCTGAATTAAGTCTTCTTTGATTGTTTTCATCTCATTTTTTGCCACTTTACACATCTCCTTCCCTGTTTTTATAGCGTTTCCGATATTTTTGAACAGTCGATGCCACTACATACCCGTTCTCCCCAGGCGATATTTTAGCGATTTTTTTGACCGGGGGTATCGTTCACCATCGCTCTTCTGTTAACCGTTTCTTTGTAGCTGAGAAGAAACGTTCTTCTCTGCCTTCAACTATCTCATGGCATCTGAAACATAAGCTCACTAAGTTGTCATCGTCTAACGCTTTAGCAAAGTCTTCCTTCATTGGTATGATGTGATGCACATACTTAGCTTTGGTTAGGTTCATTTTTTTGTTTGGATGTCCACCATCGAATTTACAAAGGCATCTCTGACAAAGATTATTATCTCGCTCTAGAATCTGCTTTCGCTTCTTCTTCCATTCAGTAGTAACATAGAATGCATGCACATCTCCAGCCATGACTTTCATTTTAATTTGATTCATGTCTGACATATGATACACTCCTTCACTATAAATAAAAGAGACTGGATATCTTTATATCCAATCTCCACACTATCATTATACGCACTTGAATAGTGAAATAATATGAAATTATATGAAATGTTTCAAGTGCTGTAATGCTCTGCCATGAATGTTATGGACTTGTCTAACAGTGTACTTGAACTCATTAGCTATCTCTTCCCACTTCTTAAATTCAAAGTATCGTTTGTATAGCAAACTGATTTCATGAGAATCGTTTAGCTTTTTCAATGTGTTTAGAATTTCTTTTCGCTTCTGGTAATAAAGCTGAGTCTCTTCCTGTATTTCTTCTTTCAATGCAATTAGATTCAGATAAGCTCGCTCTTGCTTCCCTGTGTCTCGAGTTGGCGATGAGCCCTCGCTTTCGTATCTGATAGATCCGACTTCAGCTTTCGCTCTTAACTCTACAAGTTCTTCTTGTTTGATTTGTATTAATGTATCTAGCTTTCTGATCTGCATCAGATATTCTTTAGCCGTCATTGCATCATCTCCTAACTGCTTTGTTTTTCGTCATTGTCAAAACCATCCAATAGATTTCTACCGTCAATGATTTCTGCTTCTTTGCATAACTCACCAAATATAAACGCATAGCGTATCAATTTAAGTGTTTCTTTCGATAGTTTATTGTTTCTACCTATCTCATCAAAATAGCTTGCTAATAGGTCTCTATCACGCTTCAAATCACTTTCTTTTTTTCCTCTTGGCATAATCTTTCTAAAACCAACTGAATCTTCTTTATTTTGCCCTGATAGATCTTGATGCTTCTTTTGGTTCTTTCTTCACACTCTTCAATCTTGGCTTTGTAAAATGCTTCTCTTTCACACAAATCTAATACCAGCTCTTCTACATCTCTATCCTTTGCAAGTATCTTCGGATTGTAAGAGAAGCACCAATCACTAAGCTTGTTATCTTTTTGGATCTTCATAATCACTCACTTCACATACTGCTAATAAAGCCATAGTAATTGCTCCAACAGTTGCACCAACTAGCATTCCTAACACAAACATCATATTACTTCACCACCTTTCTACCGCACCTCGGACAATATTTAAACTCATAATCAACCCATCTAGCGTTACCATCATCATCTACTTCTTTTTTCAGATAATCCTCGATGCATAATCCACAATCACTGCATTCAAAGCAGTAAGTATCTTCATGTACATCTTTACATGTTTCTTCATTCATTGCTCGAACTGTACCCAACGCAATGCTCAATCCATACTTTACCTTTTCACCAAAGCAAGTATCTGGATATGTACTCCTAACTTGCGATAGTTTATAGATTAGATCTTCTTTAGAGATTTTCATTTTTTTTCTCCTTGATAGTTGCTTGAGTAATGATCATGTATGAGTTCTTTACATTTCTTTCAAGCATCTCTAGTTTTCGATTCATACTATCAAATTGCTTGCTTATCTTCTCAGCTTCTTCTTCAGTACTCAGCACTGCTTCCAGGTTTGCATTGATGATAGTTTGCATATTAGCTAATTGATTGTTTAGCTTATTCTGCAAAATGTAATTGTTGCGTGCGAATTCTTGTGCTACATTAATCGTTTCTCTCAATTGTTTATCTTCTTGAACCAATGCAATTACAACAGTAGCCATCGATACTACCATTGCTATAAAAGCAAATATATCTGCTAAATTCATATATCTTTCTCCTACATACTTTCTTCAATTACCTCGACCATGGATCTACTTGCTTCTGTGTAATGATTGAATACATCTTCAGAAACTTTCTCATGATCTACAAACTTAGATACTTTGTAATGATTATCAATCTTTACTAGTATTACTTGAATATAAGTAGATCCAGTCTTTTTTTTAAACACTGCTAACGTCTGCAATGCTTTATTATCCATATTGTGCATGTTTATTCTCCTTTATTGTTTGTATTTATCTTTTCAAAAATGTAATCAACTGAATCCTTAATCACATCTTCTGCTTTCTTTACATTTTCTTCTGTTACTTGAGAAGCAATCATCATCTGATAGCATGTCTTTTTGCTTGGAAGAAGCATGTTGAGAGTCATCAGTAATACTCCAACAACAGCCATTCTCTTGAGGGTTTTAATTACTTTCACTGTGTCTAATTCTAATTCATCCGCAGTTTCGCCTATTTCTATAAGTACTGTAGCTCCAAAGCCTATTACAACAATCAGAAGAAGGACAAAACATGATGATTTGAAGTTGCCAATTACATCTACAAGGTAGAATAGCCACGGATTGATAATAGGTTTCATAATCCTAACTCCTTTACTGTGTATTTTCTTCCAAGTTTCATGCCTTTATACATAGTTCCTACTTTAAAAGCTGGAAAACACATATTTTCTTCTTCGTCTTCTTTTAACGATTTAACTCGTATTGCAATGTATTCAAAATCGTTGTTAAGCCTATGTTTAGAGACAGTCACAATTATTTTTCTAAAAGGGTGCAATGTAGAACTGAGATAGTCTTTTTCAAATTTTGTAAGTATCTTTTCTTTATGATCTAATAAGTATTTCTCCTCTAATGCATCAATTGTCACAATCAGTTTATTCAAGATGCAATCGTCATTCTTAATATCTAGCTTGCATTTTGTACAAAGTTCCCCCTCGCAGAATTGCGAATACAGTTTGTCTGACAAGAAATGCAGCTCTTTCACGCACTTTTCTAATTCTTTTAATTCACTCATATCCATATCCTTACAGCCTTTCTATTATTTGCTGAATCTTTTTTATCTTGTTCTCATACAGAACTCTGTTCTTATTCTTTGACATTTTTCCCTTTTGTTTTTCTTATCTCTAAAGTCCGTTAGGTCTATCTCCAGTAGTGTGTGTGCGTCAGCTAAGCACACACTACTGTGTGTAGACCAGGCTACTTTTACACCTGGTGTAAATATATATTTATATAGGGATTTACACCTGGTCTAAAGTACCATTTTTATGTGTTTTTTCAGTCTACCTGTAAAGGTGTAAATTTTTATTTTTACACCCTAGCGTTTATACCATTTAGCTGGCTTTCCATTTCCTTGAGCAACATAATAGCAACCATTTCTTTGAAGTATCGTTCTTGCAGTTTGTCTGATTTCTATTCCTGTTTCTTCCATGAAATCAGACAAGTAGAATGCTCCATCTGTATCAAAATTGATATTTTCAAATGCTTCTTTTACATCGCTTTCTTCTTTCTTCTGTTTAGCAGTTTCTCTCCGTTTACGCTTCTCAGATTCTCCTGTTTTCAAATCAAAGTTTTCAAGATATCCTCTTCCATCGACTTTATGCAATGGAAAATCAAACCATATATCTGTTGGATCAGGAGACTTAAACTCTCTCAACACGTATTCAACTCTCCATGCTGTATGCAGCTTTGTCTCATCTTCCGGTATGTCGATTTCTGATAAAGAAATAATTGCATCTGGATCTCTTGCAAATACTCCAGCTCCGGATGCTCTGTCGATAACTTGCTTATCGCCTGCATATCCTTTTGCATAGTGATGAGCGTAGATGACAGATGCTCCTGTATCATTCGCAATCTTATCGAATCCTGTTACCATCTTTGAAATGTCTGAATTGCTGTTCTCATCGCCTTGCATGACTTTGTACAATGGATCAATGATGATTGCTGAATATCCTTTTTCTTTGATATCTCCCATCTGCTGAATAAGTGAATCTAATGGCATTGAGTAACCTCTTAAAGTCCAGATATCAATATTTGAACGATTGCTCATCGTGTTTAATCCCAGTGCTTTATAAATTGACTCTACTCTGTTGCAGAAAGAAGCGTGATCAATTTCCATGTTTATATATAGGACTTTGCCTTGAGTACATTGATGTCCTATCCACCGCCATCCTTCCGCAATCATGATAGCTAGATTGATAAGCAAGTAAGACTTTCCTGATTTACTTCCAGAAGAAATAATCATCTTATGACCTTGCCTAAGCACCCCATCAATTAACACCGGTCTGACTTGTGGAATATGTCCATAGATAGATCCGAAATTCACAATAGATGGAAGTACTACTTCTTGCTTTACTTCTTTTTGCTCTTTTCTACTCGGTTCTACTCCGTTCGATTGATATGAGTGTGTTGGCTGATATCCTCTTTTAAACGCTGTGAATACGTTCTGCTCTAGCTCTTTATCTGTCAATGGCGGATTACACCTTGAATCATTTTCAGCTCGTACAGAGGCTTTTATTGCATTCTCGGATAGACCTTTATCTATCAAGCTGCAAGTGAGTTTGAATAATGTATCTGTACGCATTCCATCTGGTATTACATCGCCTTCAACCTTGAATGATTGCTGATTCTGATTAGGACTGTAATTCAGCAAATCGATAGCAGTTTGACCGGCTGTCTGTATTCCATACTCCCATCCATAGCCTTCTGCATTCCACAGATAAGGCTTTCCATTTGGATGTATGGATGGTGGAGCTACTACATATCCCCCATCTGCTCTGACATCCACATTTTTTAATAAATTTGTTCTGTTTCCAAACTGCTTATCAGTTCTGTAATAGAGATGTAATCCACCTCTTCCAGTGTTGACCTCAGCGGTGGTGTTAACTTTGCCATGTTCACGCATCCATGCAGTAATAGACGCAAAGCCATCTTTACCCTTTGAAGAGTCTTGATCCACATCAATTACTACCAATCCTCCGGATATTGTTCCTGTGGCAATTCCTATGTTGTAGTTTGGATTCTGCTTCCACCATTCAGATATCTGATTCAAATCTGTAGTGGCATCTTTAAATCCGTTACGTGTAGCAGGTCTTTTATCTCTTTCACATAATGGAAAGACTGCCAATCCTTTTTGAGCATATTCAATTGCCCACTCCTTTAAGTTTTTCATTCATCTGTCTCTCCATTCTCAAATCGTGATAAGTAACTCCGACTGCAAATGCACTCCATATATCCGCTTTAAATCCGTAAAAGAAACCAGGCTCTTTTTTTGTCCCTTTTCCATAGTTGGATTGACCGTATGCAAACCTGTCTGCTAACGCTCTCTTTATCGTTGCATCGTTTGCATGCGTACTACCGCATATCATCAGCTTCTCATCTTTTCGATACACATATTCGATAGATGCGTATCGTTGAAGTTCCTGCGTGTACCTTCCAATCCATTCACATGTCTCAAATACTTCTGAACCGACTGCCATCCCATACGATGCGACACGTTCTATCACAACTATGCAAGGTTTAAACGTGATGGTTGAGAGGATATCTAAAGATACCCTCATTACATCATCGTTACTTTCTTTTCCAAATTTTATAGGTCTTAACTCTGGACTTAGCAAGCAGTAACCTGTATATGTCGTGCCCGGATCTAAAGCTAATATGTATTTATTCCAATCCATTAGAATGGAAGTTCGTCTGAATCTGAACCCATATCGATTGGCTTGTTAGGTGTAGACGTATCTTTGAAAATATACTTCTTTACTCTGTTAGACTTTGTACCATTGTATTCATGGATATCAATTTCAGCAGTTCCAACTTCTCCAATGCAGCCATTAGCAATATTCTTAGGTGTCATTCCCTTGTAGAAGATACCAATGCACTTAGTAAATGCAGTAGCTTTCCAAATCGTTGATTCTGCAAAAAATAATCTGTCGAATACTGTTACATCCTTACCACTCTCAGCGATACCTTTAAACTTGAGCGTTACATCCAATTCTGCACAATTAGGAATCTTGCTTCCCTGTTTTGGAATATATTCCTTCATAGTTGCGTTTGTAACCTCAAACTCATAAGTTCCAGGCTTTGCGATTGTATAATCATTTGGTGACTGCTCTTCACCTGTAATCTGTACATCCCAAATAGACATTAGTTAGTTCCTCCTTTAATAATCTGTCCGACTAATACGTCAATGTTATCTATCATGCTTGCAAGCATGTTGTTTGATGCTGTTTCTAATGATGGTCTACCAGATGCAACCATCCATGAATCAAGTTGCTCTTTTGTAATATTTCTTTTTGCACATTCATTTATCAAGATTGTTTGCAGACTCTGCTCGATTGGATTCTTTTCATCAACGATACCTGTGTTTGGTGCATTGATGTCTAACTCTGTAAGATCTTCTTTACGTTCGACCTTGCCATCAAAGATATCTTTGAATGGTTCGAATGACATATCATAGCTATCTGCTAATCCGTATCTATTCTTTGCATCATACTGTGGTTTCTGATTGCAATGAATCTTTCTTTTTGCATTGCCTACGGCTTTGCGTTTGGTTACGTTTGAATTGGTTGAAGTATCAACGATAGTCATATCAAAGTTGCAGAACAGAACCATATCCGCCCAGTCTTTCGTGATTGGTGCAACCTTACGTGATAGATTCAATTCCCAATGATCAAATGCTGTTTCTTCTGGAGTTTCGATTTTTCTAGATACAGAGTGTGCAATCAGAACTGTGTTGATTCCTGCTGCAATAATGCGATCCAATTTGAATAGGAATTCCTTCTGCCATCTTTCTTGAATCAGAACATAGCCTTTGCCGTATCCGTAATCTTCTACAGACTGCTTTCCATCTCTGCTGACTGTATCGTTGATTAGTAATGTTTCGATTCTGTCGATTGTGTCGATAACGAGTGTCTGACATGGTTTTTCTGAGATGACGTAATCAAGCTCTTCTTGTAGATCAGACCATGTTTCCGGCTTTGGAAGTCTTGCAACATCCATTGAATCCGTACCGGATTCTGTATCAATGAATAACGCATCTGGAATATTGGATGCCCAAGTTGATTTACCAACTCCAGCAACTCCATAAACGATAGTACGTACTGCTCTTTTGACTTTGCCTTTTGTGATAGTGATTTTCATAGTTTATTCATCCTCATTTTTCTCTGCATCGAATTGTGCTTTCTTTTGTCTGATCCAGTCGATAGCGTACTCAACACTGATATCAGCTTCCTTTAAATCTTTAAGCTTGAATGGAAAGCGATAGCTGGTTAAATCTGTTAACTCTTCAATTTCACAATTCTTGATATCCCATTGATCGCAAATCGTATCAAGATATAAATCTTTCAGCATAGCAACTTCTTCTTTTAAAGCATCTGCTTTTTTCTTCATGTCGAAGAAATCAATACGGACGTTGTCATAGTCATATTTGGTATAAAGCAGGTCACTGTACTCTTTGCTAGTAATGCAAACGATATTTTCTTTCATTTTTCTTTCTCCTTTACCAAGCCTTGGCAGATACATATGATGCATCTGTGTAGCGATCTAGCTGTGTAGTGTTGTTCATGAACATTGCTGAAATGAACATGATTCCAATGCATAAACCGCAAAGTACTTCCAATGTGAATTTAATGCATGGATTAAGGTGTCTTTTTCTTTTCATCTTTTGAACTCCTTTTCTGTGATAAAATTGGAGTGATAATCTTGTGAGAGTGGATTATCACATGTGCGAGAAATACATCTTTCTCGATAGGGACTTTTTAGTCCCTTTTCTTTTTCTGCCTGTGTAGCAAACTTCCTTAGTGCTTCTTCAAGATTTTTTGTTTCTCCTTTAACTGTAACTTTGATTTTCATAACTTTCGTTTCATGCAAGTTTTGTCTCAAAGAAAAATTTTGATGCATTCACTATCTTCTAACGCAAGAATGTCTTTCAAATTCCTAACTTCTGTGATAGTGAATTCAGAAACACCGTTCATCTTGTTAGATAGCGTTGTAATACTAATGCTAAGCATCTTTGCAACTTCTTCATAGTTCAGATTTTTCTCTCTAAACTTGCCTTTTAACATTTGTAAATTCATGTTTTCTTTGCTCCTTTCTAGCTTGTACAAACTTTTGTCTGATGCAAGTTACAAGTATTATTATACGAGCTAGGAAAAAAGTGTCAACTATTTCATGCAAGTTTTTTTTTATGTTTTTATAGAATTATTGCATGCTATGCAAAAATACAATAAAATATACATATACTTAAAAAAACAAACAATGAAAGGATGTTATATATGAATGAAAAAGAATTTAATGAAGTTGTTGGCAATCGTATTAGATTAAGTCGTAAACGAAAAGGTATGACCATGAAGCAATTAGGAAAAGCTGTGAATCTTCACGAATCAAGCATTTCAAGATATGAGAAAGGCAATCTAGATACCCTTGGAATTGAAAAGATAAAAGAGTTTGCAAAAGTTCTAGATGTGTCTCCAGCGTATTTATTAGGCTGGCAAGAAATGCCAACATTAAAAGAAGAAATGGTTAATAAGTGGATTGATAAAGTCGGCGAGCTGAACTTCAATGAAAAAGAACTGGATGAACTGATAAGCTACGCACAGTTTATTGTTTCTAAGCGAGGTGATAAATAATGTCTGAATATTTAATGTACTTGAGAAAGTCCAGACAAGATGATCCAAATGAAACTGTAGAAGAGGTATTGTCTAAACATGAGATACAGCTGCAGGAATACGCATTGCGTAACTTTAAATATCATATTCCAGAAGAAGATATCTATAGAGAAGTAGTCTCTGGTGAAACTATCGATGATAGACCAATGATCAACGAATTGTTCAAAAGTATAGAAAGTGGTGATATTAAAGGTGTTCTTGTAATTGAACCACAAAGACTGACATGTGGTGATATGTTAGATTGCGGAACAGTTGAGCATCTTTTTAGATACACCAATACTCTAGTAGTTACACCGCCAAAGACTTATGATCTAAGTGATAAGTACGATAGAAAGCTGTTTGAAATGGAGCTTTCAAGAGGTTCTGATTTTTTGGACTATACTAAAGAAATACTTGAACGTGGAAGAAAAGCAAGTACCAGACGTGGAAACTATGTACACTCCATACCACCATATGGATATGACAAGGTACGTATTAACAAAGATTGGACTCTAGTCCAAAATGAAACAGAATCACAATATGTTAAACTTGCATTCAAACTCTTTAATGATGGACTTGGCTGCAATGGAGTAGCACACAAATTAGATTCTTTAGGTGCTAAAACTAGAAACGGCAAACAATTTGAATCGTGCGTTGTATCTCAGATGCTACAGAACCCTGTATATATTGGCAAATTGAAAATAGGTAATAGATCCACTGTTAAAGTGGTTGAAAATGGCAAACTCATAAAGAAGAGAATTCGAAACAAGAACTATGATGTAGTAGATGGAAAACATGAAGCGTTGATTGATACAGATACATTTAAAAAAGCACAAGAACGCTTTGGAAGTAACACCAAAGAGAACACCAGTCACGAATTAAAGAACATGTATGCAGGATTAATGAAGTGTGGTATCTGCGGTAAAGCTATCATGATCGTACCTTATAGCAATACATGCAAGCGTGTAGACAGGTATAAATGCAGAAATAGCTTTAACTGTGGAAATATATCGCATCGATACGATGAAATAAATGATGCAATCGTTGAAGGACTAAAAAAACATCTGCATGACTTCGAGGTGAAATACAGGGAAGATACACCAGCAGATAATGAAGCCAAGCAGACTCTACTTAATAGTTTAACAAAGAATTTCGAAGAAATAGATAAAAAGATGAATAGTATATGTGAATATTTAGAAAGTGGGATTTATACCACAGATATGTTTTTGAGCAGAAAGAAAGCATTGGAAGAAGAAAAAGAAAGATTAATTGTTGCTATTGAGAATACAAAAAAAGAGATGCACTCCGAGTGTGATCTTGAAGAAAAAATAATAACATTGCATAAAGCACTGAATATGTTGAACGATGATTCAATTTCTGCAAAAACAAAAAATAGTTTTTTAAAAACCTTTATAAAAGTCATTTACTACAAGAAAAATAAAGAAGATGGTATCAGCCTTGATATTATACTGCTATAGGTTGGTATCATCGTGTACCTTGTTCATAAGGCACATTATGATATAAACACATATATTTTTGTTTAAAAGTGATATAATATAGGTGCGTGAAGTGGGTACACGCAGAGCATCTTTTTTGTCAGTTCTCCTATATATTTTCTCTAAAAAGGGTGGTATGAACCACCTTTTTTAGTTGTATGCGTTTATAGCTCATTTAAAGCCATTTCTAGCGTGTTTCTGTTTTACACAGTAAATTGTTCATCTGATATGTTTTTGCTTGAATAAATACGTTTAAAATAAAAAATAGAGGTACTTTATCGTATCTCTATCTTTTTTTTGTTCGAGCATATGAAGTTAGATAGTTCTCGGAATACCATACTTCTTTATGTTTCACACAAGTTTCCATAAGTGAAATGATGTAGTGTGGACATTGTGAAGTATTTGATTCCCAGTTCTGAAGCGTTCGGTAAGGAATACCTGTAAATTTTGAGAATTGAGTTAGATTCATTCCGACCGCCTTTCTTAATTCAGCGACTTCAGTAATTTCTGTCATGCCAGCAACTTTTGCATTTCCTCTTGCTTCCATATCGGCAAATCTTGCCTGTTCTTCATTTCTGAACTGTCTGCTTTGTCTTTCTGCTTCCATTGCGTTTATTACTTTTCTTTCCATATTTGTTATCTCTCTTCCTTTTACAATTATTATTATACACCTATTAGGTATAAAGAAAATATATATTTATACTTTTTTAGTACATTTTGCAAAGAAAATGAGTATAAAAAAAGAGCCACCCTCGAAAGGGTGACCTTTGTTAAATCTTGCCATTCAGATAGTTTTGAATTTCAGTATTTGCTTCTTCAACTGCTTCTCGATTATTCCCATCTAAATTACTTTTTAGAAGTGCCTGTGATGCTTTAATGGATAGTCTCATCAGTGTATGAATATCTTCTAGATCTGTCTTATTACTACTGTAAAGCTGTTCCAATGATTTGATTCTTTCATTGTCATTCACAAGATATTCATCATGCTTGTTAACTCTCTCTTCCAACTTGGCAACAGTAGTTTTTGAACGAATCCATTTTAAAAATTGAGCAATAGCCATCACTGCACCTGTCAGAGATGCACCGTACACGATCCACTGACCAATTACTGACCATACTTCAATACTAATTGGATTCGGTGTCATTGTTAGATTCTCCCTTTGCATAGTTTGCGTTGGAGATTCCAACTAAAGTTCCGATAAATGTAGCAACGATACCAATCACAGCTGTGATTTGTGTAGTGTCATAGCCATAGATAGTACCTAATCCACTGATTAGTGTAATTAGTGCTGGTACTACTGTCAGCAGTAGCCATTTAAGCGTGTTATAAACTTTATCTGATAGAATCATAAGTATATACCTCATTACTTTACTCTAATTCTTTGCCCTACATAGATTCTGTTAGGATTTGCAATTCCGTTGATCTGTGCTAAATGCTGGTATGTTGTTCCGTATTTAGATGCGATACCACTTAATGTATCCCCACTTCTAACAGTGTAATATACTGCTTTGTTTGCTTTATTAGCACTCATCAATTTATTAACAATTGCTTGGATTACAGTGTAGTTATATCCAGCATTAGCAAGTCTATTTTTTCTATCGTTACCATTGCCCCATTTACCAGCAATTACTTCTTTAGCAATCTCTTCGTTTGACTTTTTGGAAGATGCAGAAAGCTTACTGTTTACAATAGACTGGATTGCATCGTAATCATATCCGGCATCTGTGAGCTTCTTCTTTCGATCTTCTCCGTTACCCCATGCACCGTTGATTACTTCTTGTGCAATAGTCTCGTTGGACTTTTTAACTGGTTCAGATGGTGTGCTAGATTCAGATGCTTTACCAGCATATTTATTCCAAGTGTTAACATCTCCATAGAATACATCACAATCTAGATTGCCACTGTATCCATTTAAACGACCACTTGAAGTCCACTGCCACATGCAGTAGAACTTCCACCACTTCACACGTGGTCTGCTTCCAGCGTTTGACATGTTGTAGTTGTAATCTGGATTATTATCACGGTACTTAGCAACCCACAATCCATAATCCGCATTTGCTACTGAGCTCCAGTCATAAGCATTAACTACAGATTCAGACATGTAGATGATTGGTTTAACTCCAGAACGTTGATAAACTCTATCAAGCCATTTCTTTGCATATGCTACATTATGCTTGTTTTCTGCTTCCCAATCCAAAATTGGAATACCTTTTCCAAAATATCCTTTGCAGTTTTCATAGAAAAAATCAGCTTCTCTAATTGGATCGTTGTTTGCTGTTGGTCTAGCAAAATGATAAAATCCGATGCACTTTCCAAGTTTCAAAGCTTTTTGAAAGAATCCATCACATGCCTTATCAACATATCCAATTCCCTCTGTAGCTTTCACAATCACAAAATCACATGGAACTACATCCAAATTTAATCCGCTTTGCCATTTCGAAATATCAATACCATTCATTGTCATATTGAAGACTCCTTTCTTTTTTTATAAATAAAAGCAGAGAGTATTTCATCTCTGCTTAAAATTTAATTTTTCTCTAATTCTTCTTGCACCGCATCGTGCCATCTTTTTGGCACATCATCTAATGTCATGCGTTTCATTGTGATTTGTCTCACGTACCATTTAACCATTGTTATTCTCCTCCTACGATTTCTGCAAGTGAAGCGATGGCTTCATTGATTGCATCAATATCAGCTTTGTTCTGAGCTAGAACTTCATCTGTATCATCTGTTTCATAGACGATGTATAAAGTTTCATTCTCCACTCTTGTTTCCATTCCATTAACGGATGCCTTAAACTCTTTTTCAGTTTCCCCAGTATCAGCAAGCAGAGTAAATGATTCAATGATTCCATCTGTCAGTACAGATAAATACTCGCTTCTGAACGGAGCACTCAGAACAGTTTCTTTATTGTTCTTTTTCAGTGCTGCATTTTCAATAATTACTCCATTTTTAAATTTTGCTCTCATTTTCCTTCTCCAACATAGATAATACTGATTCTAAATTCATCACAAGTTGCACCGGCAATGTTGCTTTGAATGACAGGTTCAATGTAGTCACCCTTATCAAGGGCATATATTTGTGTATTAGTTTGATGTGGTGTATAACTCCCCGATGGAAACATACCAACTGCTGCGTTCAGTGCACCTAACCAATTGTCCCCATTAGCAGCCACCCCAGTAAAAAGGAGTTTATTCGTTGCTTTAGTAGACCAAATTGAACTAACAGAGATAAGATAGTCTCCTTTTTTCTCCACTACAATTTTTGACCCTTGGATGCTGAGTAGTGAATTATCCACAGATTTAATATCGGATAATGTTAGTCTCTTATTTGTATACGCTTTATCAACGGTTTGATTTCCAGCATACCCTCTTAGGCATGCTTTCGCTCTTTCGTTTACGCTCGACTGCACGAGGTTCTTCACCTTTTCCCAGAAATACGCGAGCCCTGTTTTATTTAAATATTTAGCCATTCAGATAACCTCCTCCTTATGCGTTAATAATTGCATCAATTTCTGTGTTTGTGATAGAAACAAGATCTGTTGTCTTTACATATTCAGATAAATTAATATCTGTGTTTCCTAACTTTTCAAAATTGCTTGTTGATCCATTTGTTACCCAAATATACTCATCATATGAATCATTTGTACCATGTGCATGAGAAATTAAGTAAATAACACCTTTTTTGCCTGTTGTCGGAAGGTTTTCAACCACCTGCATATCAAACTGTGTTACACCAGCAATAGCTGTAGTGATAGCAGATGTTACCTGGCTTGCTGTCTGATAGCCTTTCTTCTCAACCGCTGACATTGTTGTGAATGAGCTATCGTTAGTTAGCTGAGATGTCTTAGTTGGAATATCTGTTGCTTTTGCAAAATAAGAATCTTCATGACCATTTAAAGCCTTTGCATTGTCTACAACTCCATCCCCATCAGCATCATACGTGGCTTTCAGCATATCGCCTTTCCCACTAGCAACACCGTTAATAGATTCAATCTTATCGTTTAAAACTTTACCTTGTTTAGCACTTAACGCATTTGTAGTACTTGTACTAGTTAATAAATCTTCAACAGTAGTCTTATTTGCATCAGATGCAATACCAGCCAGCTTGTTCTTTTCTGCGGTCGTGTAGTCATTTGTTGATAAGCCTTTTCCTGTTACCTTATCAACCTTGTTGTTGAGTTTTCCCTTGATCTGCTGTGCAAAATACTTTAATCCATCATAATCTAAATACTTCATTTTTTTTCTCCTTTTATTAATTTAATAATTCTAAAATATCTGAGTTATCAACTGTACCAATTCCTAGATCTTCTAGCATTTTATTTCCTTCCAATGTTACAGAGTTGATTTTAGGTTTATTGACGATAGTTTCATAATCAATAGATACTGGCGTATCTCCACCCCACTCACCATATTCTTTGCCACAAATTTCATCAATATCATTCTTATCTATAAATGTGATTGTGTCTAATTTTTCTAATAGGCTATTGCCTTTTTTATCGATAGCGTTAATCTGAGATTGTCCTTCATTCTGAATGTTAGTGATTGCGTTTTTTTCTGCATCTTGAATGTTCTTAGTAGAAGAATCGCACTTGTCATTTACAATTTTAAGCAATTGCAAGATCTGATCTTCCGTCTCTACAGGAACAGGAACAGTTGTTGGATGAAAACCATCTTCAACCGTTCCTTTGCCTAGTCTCGAATTCCAATCTCTAATAACTTTACCTTCACTATTAACTATTCTTGCACAGACAATAAAATAGACTGTGCCTTTATATCCCATCAAAGTATTTTCAAGAATCCAAGAAAATTCGCACATATCGCCATCAATAGTTTTATCAGCAACTAAATAATAAGAAGTTTCATTGTTTGCGTTTCTCCAATTGATTTTCAATTCAGCATCATTCAAATCGAACACATCAGACAGCTTTCTTGGAACTCTGAAATGCAATACATTTGAATCCTTATCACCTGCTACACCAAATAGAGATTTGGCTGTTGGAATATACACTTCTCTTGTGTCTTTATCGACTGAAAAATAATAATTATCTGCCATACTTCACCTTTTAATAAATTTCTGCATCAAGTTCTGTATTCTTCAGAACAGCGATTCCGTAGCCGATTTTTTTTGTTCCAACATTGTAAGAAAGAATAGTTCCATATTCTTTTGCTGTTGCCGAACCAATAGCTGTGAATGTTACATCATTTACAACTGTACTTCCGTTAAATCCTGTTGCAGTCATTGATGGGTTCTTGACAGATGGATTTTTACGCATTCCAATTCCAGGTACTGTGATATTTACGTGCTGATTATCTCCGTTTAATGCAAACGCACCATTAAGTTTCAAATAGTATCTTTGACACATCATCAGCTCTTCTGCATATGGTCTAGCTACAAACTTTGTTGCAACAAATCCAGCTTCGAGTTTTGCTTCTGAAATATCGAAATATGTACCAGATGGAAGATTGTTCGTATTTGGTGCATCGTAGTCTTTAATACCGATATACAGTCTAAAGTGATCATCTTGCAAAGCACTGCTAGAGCTCTGAATATCTGCCTGTGAGAATGGAATACTAATATATGTCCAGTCTGTACCAACTTCAAAGTACTTATTTGTATCGTACAACTGCATTTTTGATTTTTTAGATGCACGAATCATAAATGAAAGCGTCATGTTTCCTGGAAGGCTATTCTTTGGAATATCGACCTTTTGCTGAAGTAACAAATAAGACTGTGCAGTATTCAGCGATACTCTTACATATCCATCTTTTAAACTCAATGTTTCATTATTGCTAATCACCCATCTGTCAATCGTGTAGATGCTATTTCCTGTGTAACTAGTCTGCCCTCTTTGATTGACTGGGTTTCTGAAATTACTGTTGATCAATAAGTTTGGATTGCTGATGTTATTTCTTAAATCATCAAAAGAAATAAGCTTTGTAAAATATGGCTGAACAGAAGTAATTGTTAGTCCATCAATATTTACTTTGTATAGCGGTAATTCACTGACTGTACCGCCATCATAGATATCCGATTCAGTCCAATCTGGAATAACACCACCTTCCACACCTTGAATAACTCTGATATCATGTTTTTCTTTAATTCCATCTGATTCAAAATGTGCAACGATCAGATCTGTTCGTTTAACTCCTGTTTTGCCGTTGGCAATAGATACAGATTCAGAGCCTGTGATTCGCATGAATCGACCGTAATTGCACAGCAATCCATCTTTGATTTTAATTTCATTATTTGAAACAATTTCAGCAGACAAATTCGAACCATAATCAAATACTCCATGGTATCCATAGATGCCAGTGTACATAAATCCATGCAGTTCGGCTGATACAGTTGCTCCATTTAGGTTAATATTTTCAATCATTATTTATTCACCTACCTTGTATGATATATCAACGGCTTCTCCGTTGAGTTTAAGTATTTTTTGCGTAATTTGTTCTTTAAAGGAAATACCTGTGATGGATTCTTTTGCACTTACAATATCAAACAAATCAGCGTTATCCGCATCGAAAGAGATACTTAATGTATCTGTTCCGTTAACTTCGGCAATCTTTTCTATTGCTTTTTCTTTCAATGCAGCTGCATCCTCTTCATTCGTATCTTCGTACTTGTAAGTAATACGGTTCATCCCTTGCACTGTCTGATCAGTACTCCAACTACCATCAGACTGAATATATAAATTAACTCTAAGTCTGTCTAGAAGTTCACCTTTTCCGAGTGCAAGAATATGATTGTATGGTTTATTTTTTGCTTCCACAACCATAGCCAATTTATATGATTCGTCATATTGAACAGTATTGCTCAAATCATTGATAGGTACTGCTTTCAGATGCACTCTTCCATCAATCATGTGTTTGATGTCTAGCTTTGCATTAGCAAATGTTAGCATCCTCTCGATTGCATCTAATAGATTCATATCACGAATTTGATAATTGACTGTAATACCACTATTACCGATTTCATCCACAACATACAAACTGTCAAATCTATCACCAATCAAAGTATCTAAACATTTGTTTGCATCACCTTTCAAAGTTAGATAAGCACTATTTTCTGGTGGCTGAATGTATTCTTTCTGCAAGAAACCTCTGAATGTGTAACCTTTGTATGTGACTGTATTATCAGAAGTACTTACTTTCAAGTGGTCAATTACTCCACCATATTCTGTATTTTCTGAATAGAAAAGAGAACCATCTGCAAACGATGGATCTCTATCTGTTTCACTCAGAGTTAATTCAAAGTCATTACTTGATACATTGTACTTACCAATATCTAAATCTAGATTCGCATTATTGAGATAGCCTTTTTCGACAAAATTTGAATCTGTGTAAATCAAATCCATTTAGGCTCACCTCTTCTCTCAATCATTACAATATCAACTGTAAATTTTCCATTAGCACTGATTGTCAATCTTCCTAACGGAATTCTTTGGAACACATCATATGTTTTATTTCTTTTATCAAACAGATTTGAAGTGTCACCATATTTCGAAAATTTAGTAATTGTACGCTTTGACGTATTAATTTCTAAATATTCAAAAGAATCTAACTCAACATCTACTTGATATACGTTGTCTTCAATTTTCAAGAGAGGATTAACGCATGCACCATAGATTTTGATGATTACATCTGATTCAACGAAATTACCATTGACAACATTAGTACTGTTCAAACCTGTGTATGTGAAAGAATATTTGAAAGGATATCTCAGACCAGAATTTTCTGAAACATCTTCAAAATTGATAGTCTTTGTCGTTTCTTTAATCCAATATGGATCATCACTTGATACAGTGATTGACAATTCCAGATACTGCTTACGCTTGTTATAGTTTGCCTTTACTGACTTTGTTAAGTAGCAATAGTATCTGTATCCATTCAGCTCAAAGTATCCAGGTTCAACGCTTAAAATGTCTTTTTCAAAATGTTCATAGAATTTATTTTTGATTTCTTCTGCATTTACTCGACTTACATTAAATACTAAAGGAATGGTCTTTGATACCACTCCTTTAGTAAACCCTATTATTTTGTCATTCGAAGTAGATACGCTCCACTCAAAATCCCTTAGATCATTGTCATCAACAAGTATTCCAAGTTTATAAAAATCCAAAGTCTCGTTTAAATGATTCACATGTACTAATCTATCATGCATACTTCTTCACGATCCTTCCTATTTCTCTGTTATCAAGTTCAACAACAAATCCACCATCTTCGATAGCTTTAACAATGACTCTGTACAGATTATCTGGACTTAATCTTTCGAGAATCTTCAACAATGCTTCAAGTACTTCTTCCATACCGCTATTAGCTGCATTGTTAATCATATCCATTAAAGATTTAGTGCCTACGATTGTTTCAGATCCGGCTTCTCCAGCACCTAATAGATTACCATTTGATGCTCCAAATATCGTTGGTGAATCGAGGATCATACCTTTATCCATTGCCTTTGCATACCACTCAATGCCAAGTGATGGAATAGAGCCTTTAAGCAAGTCTCCAATGCCCCATCCAGCCGGTCTAATTGAGAAGTGTGGCAAGTTGATGTGTGGCAAGCTGATATGGAAGTTACTAAAGAAACCTTTGATTGTATCCACGATTCCTTTTATCGTATTTTTAGCAGTTTCAATCGGATTCGACATAGCATCCTTAATTCCATTAAAGATATTTGTTACAGTGTCTTTTATTCCGTTGAAAATTGAACTGAACTTATCACTCAGCCATTGGATAGCTGATACTATCGCATTGAATACTGGACTAAGAACAGAATTCCATACAGTACTGATTCCATTGAACACCGTACTAACAACACTAGCAATTGCACCAAATACAGTTTGAAATATTGGTAATACTACACTTGTCAATGTACCAGCTAGTACAGTACCTAATATCTGAATGATCATATTAATGATTGGACTGATTGCACTCCATAAATTAGAAACAATAGAAATGATAGTCGCTATCATTGATGATAGATTCGTCCATAATGGCTGCAGTACTGTATCCCATAGAGACTGAATAATCTGCATTGCAGAAGTAATGATTGGACTTAGAATCGAATCCCACAGTGTTTGAAGTGTGGTAGAGATGTTATTCACAATATCAATAACATTATTTCTGAATCCTTCATTCGTGTTCCACAGATTCACCAATATAGCGATCAGTACTCCAATACCAGCAACAAGTGCTAGCGTAGGTGCACTGATACCACCGATAGCAGTTTGAAGTGTACTAAACGCTCCGCCTTCCTTAAACAATGCTAGCTTCAAATTTGACAGAATCGTTAATCCGTTAGAAATCTGTGTTCCAAATGTTCCAATAATTACCAATAAAGGCCCTATAGACGCTAATACTAACCCTACAGTAACGATGATATTCTTGATGGATTCGTCAAGACTTCCAAACCACGTTACAAAGTTCTGTGCATATGTAGCAATTGCATCGAGTACTGGTGCAAGTGTGGATTGAATAGCAGTTCCTAGATCTGCTCCAGCAATTTTTAAATTGTTTAATGCTACTTTAGATTTGTCGATTGGATCCAATGTACCCTCGAATGTATCTGATACTCCTTTTGAATAGTCATTCAAACTAGCATCTAATGCATCGAGGTTTATCTTGCCTTCTTTGGAAGCAGTAGCAAATGCAAGTGCATTTTTTGAACCAAACATATCTACTACTTCATTGTATGCTTCTTGATAGGTAGTCGAATCTTGCAGTCTTTTGACAAGATCTGCAAGACCTTCAGACATTGACTTACCTTCTTTAGCATAACCTTGAGATGCTTTCTGCAAGCCTTTCATCATGGTTTCAGAATTCAAACCTGCACTTTCAAACTGTGCCATCAATCCTACAGATTCTCCAACGCTCAAACCTAACTCTTTGAAAGTAGTTGAATTCTTTGTAATTGATTCAAGAAGAGTATCTGTAGATATTCCTGTATCTTGGCTTGCTTTAGCAACCAATCCCATCACATTCTGCGTATCTTCAAGAGATAGATTCCATTGATCTTGAACTCTTTGAGCGTATGCAGTCGATTGTGTTACGTCTGAACCTGTAATTTCTGCAAATTGAAGCATGAATGTAGATAGCTTTTCTAGCTCTTCACCGGTAAGATGAAATCTAGTGTTAATCTCTCCAATTGCTTCAGAAACATCATGAGAATCAGATGGCATCGAACCATACACATTATTGAATGACTGATTCAATGAATCAAGTGCATCACCAGTAGCTCCAGTCTTTAATACGATGTTATCGTATGCTTCATCTAATTCATTCCATGCAACCATTGAAGCAGTTCCTACCGCTACAATTGGTGCAGTAATTCCTTTAGACAGTGCAGTACCAGCCTTAGTTGCTTTCTCACTGATATCCTTAACATTATCAGCGTATTCTTTAAATCTTGCTGAACCGCTCTCTAATTGAGCAGTTACATCGTTCAATCCTTTCTGATAATTGTTTAAAGAAGTCTGAGCTTTTTCGAGCTCTTTCTTCTTTTTTGCAATCGCAGTCTCGTTACGATTTTCCGCACCTTCCATTTCTGCAAGTTGCTCTTTCAAGACTTCAACTTTAGATTTGTACAGTTCAGTATTTTTTGCAAGATAGCTTTGCTTATCTGCTAGCTTTTGTGTGGATGATGTATTTTTATCATATTGACTTTGAGTTAGTTTAAATGATTGATAGCTTTCTTGTGTAAGTGAATTGATACTACTTAATGACTTTTTGAAGTCTGTAGCTCCATCAGCAGTAAACACAAGACCTACTCTTTTTAGATCATCTGCCATGTTTCATCATCCTTTCTTTTTGTTTGATTTGTTCAGCGTGCAATTCCATTAGCTGATAGAAAAGAAGAGGACTCATTCTCCAGAATGAATCCTCATCAATATGCAATACTTCAATAGCTTCATACAGACATCTTACGAGATCGTCTTCTGAAACTCTCTCTCCTGTGCTTTCAATTCCTCTTTTTTTTTGAAAACTTCCAGTTTCTTTCCAAACTGTTCGAAAAGACTCTGAATATCTTCCAAATCCATCGGAACTAGCATCATTGCTTCTTCTTCATCTACACGCTTACCGTTTGATCTAAGAATAACATAGATCATCTTACCTGTGATATCGAGTGAAATACGTGTTCTTTCTTCTTCTGTTTTAGCATTAGCAAGTTTATTCTCTAGTTTGTCAATTTCTAAATCATTGATTAGTTTTAAAGTAAGAAAATTAATATTTACGTTTAACAACTCACCGTTTGCAAGTCTGATATCTTTATCATTCATAGATCTTCACCTCTTTCACGTTACGCACCAATAGCAGTAGTTAAATCTGCTGATGTAAGAATTGGCTTTGCAAAGAATTTTTCTTCCGTTAATGTAGCCGGAATCTTTGTTGCAGTGGAATCAACCACAGTTTTGATGTTTCCACTTTCATCAAATGGATATGCTCTGATTGTAACCTTATCTGTCTGTTCAGAGAAGGATTCTTCCTTAGTAGCTACATCATCAGTATTTTCTATTAATTTGCACTTTGGATACCATTCATATCTAAAGTTACCACCTCTTAATTTCACAACCTTGCCATAAGCAAAGAATGGACGATCAGAAGGTGCTCCAGATAAGACTAATCCATTTTCGGAAACTGTATCACCACGCATCTTATATAGATCTGATGCGTTGAAAGCAACAACTTCTACTTCATTGTCAATAGATGATACATCACTGATTGTGTCATATGTTTCGCCAGAAGCATATACGTTTGTTGAATCTCCGTTCTCTGTAACAGATACATTCTTTACTACATTAGACTTTGTAACTGCTTCATCAAATGTAGTAGTCCATTCACCGCTTTCATCTTCTGTATTAAAGCAGTAATATAACGCACCAACAGTCTCTTTAATTGGTGGCTTTTTGTTCGTAATTGCCATATTTAATTACTTCCTTTCTAAATGAGATTGTTTCTCTCTTTAAATGTTTGCATGTATTTATCTACGTTCTTATTCCAAGTTGGTTTAAGATGTGGCTGAGCACCCATCTTACGAGTTCCATTTTCAACAAACAGACCGTAATACTTGCCCCATCCAACTTCTATTTCATTTCCATTTCTTCTAGATGCAAAAGAATCCACCATGTGTGTGTATCCAGGCTTTGCTATATTTGACTTAGGTTTTGGAAGTGCTAGAAGATCTTTAACAAAATCATCTGCTATCTTTTCTTCTTCATCCACAATGTTGTCAGCAACTTTTGCAAAGTCCATCAATAAATCTTGAAAATCTGAGAAACCACTTGTAAATGAATCACTCATTAGGAATTTCTTCCATATTGTCTACACTCAATTCGATGCTGAAGTATGAATGATAGTACTTTCTATCTTTTCCACTTTCTTCAACATACTCATGGTAGATAGTTGGATGCATTCCATGCTCTCTCAATAGATTTCTTAATTCAATCAGCTTTGGATGTCTTGGCTCTTTCGCAAAGAAAGATACTTGGTATGTTTCAACACACAAGTAATCATCATCACTTGCTACTTTATCTTCCCAAATGTAATCCCAGAATACGATTCTTGGATATTTAGTTGAATTGCTTACACTTGATTCACCTTCATTGACTGGTATTCCAAGTGATTGCAGTAAATTAACAAATTCACTTTTGTTCATACACATCACCATCCCAATTTACTAAAGTTACGTCTGTTTGAAGATATCCATCTTTATCTGCAAAGTGATAGCAGTTATAGACTTTATAATAATCTTCATTGATTTTCACAACTGACATTGAATCAAGTTTCTTGTATTGTGGTATTCTGATTTTCATTTGAATATCCACATTACTTGAATTCAATTGGCTTCTCAATCTGTCTGAAATAGCTAACTCTTCGTACCACAAATCAATGTTTGTATCTTCAAGATATTTAGATGCTTGGATATCATCATTTTCTTTGATTTTGAAAATGTGAATGATTCCATCATTGTACATTGGTATCGCCATCGTTTGTTACTCCATTAATCTTTGAGAACTGCCACGTGAGAATATTATGTGCAAAGTCTGTATCAAACTGATTGATTTTTCCATTGTATGCATAATATACACGATATTTAAGTAAATCCCTCGCAACCAAGTCTGAACCGTAATTGATTCCATCGACCAACATAGATAAATATGCATCAGACTGGTTAACCAGTCTTTTTAAATCGTCATCTTTGAAGAAAGGTGGAATATGAAATTCCGCCCTGACTTCATTAGTGACTTCTTCTAGAGTAATTTGAGTCATGGCTCAATTACCCCCTTTCATTACTTGCCTGTACTAGCTGCTGCAGCTCCACCAACTTCTTTGAAAGATGGAACAAATTCTTCAAGCTTTGTAACATTGAATACATAAGCTGTGTTATCGTCAACTGCTCTACCATTTGCATATGCTTTTGCAATAAATAGATCGCAATCTTCAACTGCCTTTGTTTCCTTGTACTCATCAATCTTGATAGAATCCATACCCATTGTATACGCATCAGCGATTGTTAATACTGCTGTACCTGCTGTACACATTGGTTCAGCAATGACTTCAATATCTGTCTTGGATGTTGATACATATCCGTTTGGTGTTAATACATAGAGAGCTGGATCTACATATTCATATACATCAGATGGATTAGCAATCAAATAGAGTTTATTTACTGCTCTCTTGCCATCGTTAGAAAGTAACTTCTTGACTGGTGCTAATTGCTTTGGACTAAAGCCTGTCAATGTAGCATTGACTGTCTTTGCTTTCTTTGTTCCGTTTGTTTCGGACTCATTTAGCTTCTTCATGATACCGATAGGTGCTTTCTGACCATCACCATTTAAGTAACCAGATACTAAACCATCGTGCATTGCTTCTTCTAAGATAGCTGTGAAGTACTTGTCAACGAATGGAAGTGCTAAATCTCTGACAGCCTTTGGAACTACCATCATTACAGTTAACTTATTAACATCAACATTCATGGATGTAATTGTTGCTGTTAATTCAGCAGTGATTGTATCAGAAAGATTGCCCCAAACAGCTGTTCCTGTGTGGGATGCAGAAATCCATTTCTTTACTCCAGCAGGTGCAAAGTTCACAAGCTTCAATGTATCAGATGTTGCTTTAATATCATCCAATGTTCTATCGATGATTTCTGTTGGTAAGATATCATCCTGTGTAAATGTAACAGACTGATTAGCCTTTACCAGTTTAGAATAGAATTCCTTTTCATTCTTAGAAAGTGTTCTCAGTCCTAGCTTTTCATTCATCTGTGCATCAGCCTTAACTGCTTCACTTTCCATCTGTAACTCTTTAATTAAATCTGCATGTTGAGCAGTATTTAACATTTCAATTACTTCTACGATTGCTTTAGACTTGTCTTCTGAGTTATTTAAAAGTTCTAAAGCCTTATCCTGTGTTTCTTGGTTTACATTGTTGAATTTCATTTCCTTTTCCTCCTACTTATTAAAGTATTCTTGCCATTTATCTAATGGCTTTTCAATTTCAACTTGCTTTGTTTCCAGTGCTTTCTGTGCTTTGATTTCTTTGCTCAATCTCTTGTTCTCGACAACTAAGTGATTGAGCATTGTTTCTTTCATGGATTGTTTAGCACCATCTTCGATAATACCTGTTGCAAAGTGCATTTCTAACGCTTCATCGCTTGTAATCCATGTCTCTTCATCCATCATCTCTTTAATAGTAATCTCTGGAAGTCCTGTGATGGATGTATAGATGTCTACAGATGGCTGTGTAATCTTTTCTAGATCATCAGCTTGTTTACGCAATTCATTTGCATCGCCTTTTGCATAAGACCATGCATTGTGAATTAGTAGTAGACTACCTTTATTCATCAGTCTTTCAGATCCAGCCATGAAGATTACAGATGCAGAACTACACGCAAATCCATCACATACTGTAGTTACTTTATGTTTAAAGTTCTTCAACATGTTATAGATTGCTAACCCTTCGCTAACTTCCCCACCATATGAATTGATTCTAACTTTCAAATTAGTGTCAACTGTTTCTAGTTCCTTAGCAAAGTCATATGATCCAACATCTGAATCTTCCCATTTAAGAGAAGTAATATCACCGTAAATCAATAGTTCTGTTTCTTCTTCATTGACTTTTTTTAGCTCATAAAACTTTTTCATTTATTCACCCCCCATTCTCAACATCTGTTGAATAGTTCTTTGTGAATCGTCTTTCATCCGCCCATGTTTCATCTATTGTTGGCTGACCTAACAGCTTCAGAACATCATTGAATGACCATCCATTTGAATATAATTTGTCGAGATTGCCAGCACTGTTTATAACATCAATGTGTCTAACACATAGGCGGTTAATTTGGATGCGGTTTCCGTTCGCATACTCTTCCGGAGTAAGCCATGCACCGCATACTGCATTGTCAATAATATTCATGATTGGCTCACATGCATATGTAATAAATTCATCATCATTGCTTGTTGTCTCTCCATAGAATATTGATTTTGGAATTCCTAAAGCCATTGCAGTAGTTGTAAATATTTCTTCTCTCATTGCTTTAATATCAGCAGAGCTGAGAGAGTTCTTCATATCAAGTACAGAAATATCAATTCCATTACCGGAAACAATAGCTTTGATTTCATCTTTAGAAAGCTTCTCTGCAACCTGTTCAGCGTATTCATTCGATGTAATAATTTGATCGTTAGCAGTCTTGATCTTTAACTGTGATGGAATATTAAATCTTGCTCTTTGGCGGAAATTTTGGAACCTTTTTTTGCCTCTAAATCTTTGAGA